AATGGGTGGTGGTCTTCTTCAATTAGTCGCTTATGGTGCTCAAGATGTTTATTTAACCGGTAATCCTCAAATTACTTTCTTCAAAGTAGTTTACAGACGTCACACTAATTTTGCTATTGAATCTATTCAACAAACTTTCAATGGTTCCGTAGATTATGGATCTCGTGTTACTAGTACTATTTCTAGAAATGGTGATTTAATTAGCCGTGTATATTTAGTATTAAAAAATCCAACTGGTACTAATTTAGTGCCTTATTATGGCTTAAGAGTAATTGATAATGTAGAAGTTGAAATTGGTGGTCAAAAAATTGATAAACATTATGCGGAATGGATGTATATCTGGAATGAATTATCTTTACCAGAATCCAAAAAAGATGGTTATTTCCAAATGGTTGGAGGTGCTGGTGGTGCTGGCAGTGAGTTAGATACTATGTATGTACCTTTAGAATTCTGGTTTTGCCGCAATATAGGTCTAGCTTTACCATTAATTGGCCTTCAATATCATGAAGTAAAAATCAATATTAATTTCCAAAATTCATCAAAATGTATTACAAGTGGTAGTACGCCAGGAAGTTTAAGTGCTAGTTTATGGGTAGATTATATCTATTTAGACACTGATGAAAGAAGAAAATTCGCTCAATCTTCTCACGAATATTTAATTGAACAATTACAATTCACTGGCAAAGAAACCTTTGGAATGAAAACTAAATTAAATTTCAATCACCCCGTTAAAGAATTAGTATGGTTTTTAACAGAAGATATTACTTATCTTCCAGCTGATTGGTTTAACTTTACTGATACACCCTGTGCTGCAGTAGCGTTCGCTAATTATGATGCAGTTAAAGATAATATTGGTCAAAAACAATCTGCTAAAAAGAATCCAATTGCTCAAGCTAAATTAGTATTAAATGGTAATGACAGATTTTCAGTAAGAGATGGTATGTATTTTAATGTTGTACAACCATATCAACATCACGAAAATATACCACACAATACTGGTATAAACGTATATTCTTTCGCTCTTAAACCGGAAGAACATCAACCTTCGGGTACTTTAAATATGTCTAGAATTGATTCTGCTTCATTAGATTTAACTGCTGCAACTAGTGTAACTTCGGCTAATTACAATTTAAATGTATATGCTATTAATTACAACGTATTGCGTATTTTATCTGGTATGGGTGGCATTGCTTATTCCAACTAGATTATTATTTAATTTTTTTTTATATTATAGTATAAAAGAATAATTATAACTAATGGGTGGTGGTCTTCTTCAATTAGTCGCTTATGGTGCTCAAGATGTTTATTTAACCGGTAATCCTCAAATTACTTTCTTCAAAGTAGTTTACAGACGTCACACTAATTTTGCTATGGAATCTATAGAACAAAGTTTCAATGGCAATCCCTCTTTAGGTTCTCGTGTAAGTGTTTTAATAACCAGAAATGGTGATTTAATTAATCGTGTATATTTCAAAGCAACTTTCCAAGCTAAAACTGAGAATGTTGCATTAGTACCATATGCTGGTTTAAGATTACTTAAAAATGTAGAATTGGAAATTGGTGGTCAAAGAATTGATAAACATTATTCTGAATGGTTATATATCTGGAACGAATTATCAATGCCTGCTGGTAAAAAAGACGGTTATTTAAATATGGTTTGTGGTAATGAACTAAATGCTTGTACTTTATTAGAAGATGGTGCTGAAAATAGTAGAGATATTTATGTGCCATTAGAATTCTGGTTTTGCAGAAATGTAGGTTTAGCTTTACCTTTAATTGCTTTACAATATCACGAAGTTAAAGTAAATATCGAATTTGCAAGCGAAACTGAAATGAAAGATATGAAAGCATATAATTTTACTGCAGAACAAATTGTGGAAGGTACTCCCACAGGGAACGATTCTTATGATGGCACTCTTGAATTAGTACAACCACAATTATGGGTAGACTACATCTTTTTAGATACTGATGAACGTAGACGATTTGCTCAATTATCTCATGAATATTTAATTGAACAATTACAATTTACTGGTTCTGAAAAAATAAGTAAAAGCGCAAGTGTTGATTCTTTAAGATCTGTAAGATTAAATTTCAATCATCCCTGCAAAGAATTAATCTGGGTAATCAGACCAGATCCCGAAACATTTTCTACTACAACCGGTACAGGACCTTTAACTAAACTTGGTGTCGGCGAAGCTGACCCTACAATTGAAAATACATTCTTTAGATCCAATGGTATCGCTTCGGCGCCTTTTTGGAATAACTTTACAGATAATTCATTTAACGAATATGTAAGTTCACCATCAGAATCTACAAAAGAGCTAGCTGCTGACGCCACTGCCGGTGCTCCTGATAAAAAAGGGAGTGTATTTGCTTCCAAGAATCCTTGCCAAAAAGCTAAATTACAACTTAATGGCAATGATCGCTTTTCTGATAGAGAGGGTTCTTATTTCTCTATTGTACAACCATATCAACATCACGAAAATACACCTGTTATTAATGAATCTGCTACCGCATCTGGCATCAATGTATATTCATTTGCACTTAAACCAGAAGAACATCAACCATCTGGAACCTTAAATATGTCCAGAATTGATAGTGCTCATTTACAAATTTCCTCCAAAGTAGATGGCATTATCAGCGTATATGCTGTAAATTACAACGTATTACGTATATTATCTGGTATGGGTGGTCTTGCTTATTCCAATTAAAT